AAGAGCGCGCAGGCCGAAATCGCGGTGGCTCCGGGCCGGTTCTATCAGGCCGGCGGCGCGGTCTTTGCGCGCAGTTCCAGCCTCACCCAAAGCATGGTGCCCTATCTCGCCGCAGCCTCGAAGCGCATCGTTGCGGTGTCGGTGTTCGGCCAGGAAAATGATACCGACGTCACCGAGCGCGACTTCCTCGTCAACGTCGAAACCAATCAGACCGAACCGGACAGCGTGGCGCTGACCCGCGCGCGCGACGCGGTGCTCGCCTTTACGGCGGGCAGCGAAAGCCCTGACCCGCAGCCGCCCGCGATTCCCGTCGCACATGTCGCCATCGCGCATGTCCTGCTCGATCCGACGCAAGCTCTCTCGGTGACCATGCTCGCCGACAACGCGGTCGCCTCGACCGAAGCTCTCGATCAGCGCACTGATACACTGGAGGAATTCCGCCGCCAGATCGAGCCGCGGGTCGCCTCTCTCGCCTCCGATCTTGCAGCACTCGCCAATCAGATCCGCCAGAAGGGCGAGATGACCGAGATCGCAAGCCTTTATGTCGATATCGCCCGTATGAAGGAGCGATTGGAACTTCCCGATGACGCCTCGGCCTACGGCGCCGACCGCTTTCTCGATGACGAGGAAAGCGACGCGCAGGACGCGCAAAGTCTCGGCTATGACGCCAGGATCGAGGAAGGCCTCCGCTTTGCCCCGGCCAATGAGAGCGCGGCCGAGATGGACGTGTTCTCGGCGAACGACCCGAATGCGCGATTGAGCAATGGGCTCCTGCTTCCGGCCTATAGCGACGTCCTGAAACTACAGGTCGGACCCATGCATTCGGACCTTGGCATCGCTCAATATGGCTTCCAGACCCATGACGTCGTGCAGCGCACGATTTCGCGGCAGCGCATCCGCTACGGCGCACAATTCAAGGTGTCGAGTAGCAAGCAATGGTGGCTGTCCGGCGAATACGACCCGGCAACCCGAATTTTCAGCAAGGATGGCGAAAGCTTCCTGGTGCTCGACCCCGACAAGGTGCGCAAGCACAAGAAAACCCGCCTGGTCGAGATGTTCATCGACGCCTGGGACGAGACCTATTGGGACCATATCGTCATCGAGCACCAGATCGTTGGCGCCCAGGTCGCACAGAGTTTCCTGGTCTCGAACGACATGTGGCTGACCAGGCTCGGCTTTTACCTGACCGCCAAGGGCGCCGATGAAGCCGTCCATCTGACGTTGTGCGAAACCACAAACGGCGTCCCCGATCTATCCAAGGCGATCCTGCATGTCTCGGTCCCGCATACGGCACTGTTTCAGAATGCCTGGAACCGGGTGCAGGTGACGCCGACGTTCCTTCGCGCCGGCGGGCGCTATGCGCTGGTGCTCACCTCGAACGCCGCGCACCGTGTCGGCATGGCCTATGGGCAGAGCTACACCGACGGCACCTTCTTCTACTCAACCGATGGCGCGTACTATTACGGCGATCTCACCAAGGACCTGATGATCGAGCTTTGGGGCGCGCGGTTCAACGCGCCGCAGGTCGCCATCGAGCTTAAACCGATCAACCTAGATGGCGGTATGCGTGCGATCGACATCCTGGCCAGCACCGTGGCGCCGGAATCGACCGAACTCATCTATGAAATCAAGCCGCCGGGCGGCGATTGGGTGCCGCTGGCCCCCGGCGGCCCGCCAGCGCTGACCGGCGCGCCGCCGCTCGTGCAATTCCGGGCACGTTTCATTGGCACCCGCGACATGCAGCCCGGTCTGATGCTCGGAGGCTCGCGCTTGGCGGTGTCGCGGCCGAAAACCTCGTTCCGGCATGTGTCGGCGCCGATCACACTCGCTGCGGCATCGAACAATATCTTCGTGCGGCTTCTGCTCGAATATTTCGACGACGTCCCACACGATTGCAGCTGCCGGCTTCGTATCGGCAGCGCTGACGAAATGCCGGATGTGGTGAGCGATCGGGTCGTCAGCGCGGCCGATGGACGGATCGAACGCACCTTCAATTTCCAGCTCGGCACCCCGGTGTCCGGCTTCACCATTGTGATTGAGGGCGCGACCAACTCGCCGGCCTCGATGTTCCATGCCGCCGAGCGCATTCATTGGGCACTCTGAGGAGTAAGCGATGAGCAGGGCCGTCAGAAAGCCGAAGCCTCCGTTTGAGCCGGAGAAGCTTTATCGCATCCGGCTCAGCCGGACGGTGCTCTATAACGGCGTGCGGCTTCGGCCATTCGACACCCATCGGGTCAAGGGAAAGATCGCAAACTCCATTCGCGACGCCATCACGCAAGCGGAAGCCGTCGACTGACATGTCGATCCGATACGATGTCTACCGGGTCAAGCGCGGCGACAATCTTGGCGATCCCGAATTCTGGAATGTCCGTTTCCAGGAGCTTGACCTGCGCCTGCATGCGCGCGAACTCGACGGGCAGAAGATCGATACCGCGGTCGATCAGATCACCGCGGTGGCGCTGGAACGTATCAACACGACGTTCCTCAACTTCCTGGCCGACACCACCAACCGCATGAGCGAGATCGAGGCGCAGTTCGACACGATGCAGACAGAAATCGCCTCGTCGGTGCAGGCCGTCCAAGCGCTTGCCGATCAGGTCGACGACCTGGTGCAGGGCATCATCGACGACGGGACATTCTAAATGCCGGCCCGGATCAAGCTTTTGCGCTCGGCGACGCCGGGCGCGGTCCCCGCGTCACTGGAGAGCGGCCAGATCGCGATCAACGAGGCCGATGGCAAGCTGTTCTGGCGGCGGACCGATGACGCGATCATTGCACTTGATCTCAACATTGCGGCTCAGGTCGACCAGGCGATCGCAGGGCTCGTGAGCAGCGCACCGGCCGCGCTCGATACTTTGCAGGAATTGGCGGCGGCGCTCGGTAACGACGCTAATTTTGCAAGCACCATCACCAATGCGCTGGCCGGCAAGGTGCCGTCGACACGGACCATCTCCGCATCGGGCCTTGCGACCGGCGGCGGCAATCTGTCCAGCGACCGCACGATCAGCGTACCGGCCGCTTCCCAAGCGGAGGCAGAGGCGGGCACTGACAATTCCAAGGCGATGACGCCGCTGCGGGTCGCGCAGGCGGTGGCCGCCTTTGTACCCGATGGCGTTCCGCCGGTACGACAAATCCAGGCGTCGGGACTGGCAACGGGCGGTGGCGATCTTTCCGCCGACCGCACGATCACTGTACCTTCGGCCTCACAGGCTGAGGCTGAAGCGGGCGCTGACAACGCCAAGGCGATGACGGCGTTACGCACCGCGCAGGCGATCGTAGCGCACGGCAACGCAAAGTATCAGCCGATTCCGTCTTCCTCATCTTATCCCGTCGGCACCCTGATCCTGGCTTTGAAGAATAACTCCGGCGGCGTGAACGATGGCGCGTCCATTGCCGGATCGAATTTGCGGCGCGCTGTGTTCGGGTTCGACAGCACAAGCGGCGCCTTTGCAATGGACACCTCGGCCGGCAACTTACCGGGAACCTGGATGAACGTGTCGGGACATCAGATCAGCCAGTTGACGGCGGGCCAACCCCGCGGTGCCGGATATTTCGTGAGGACGGCATGAATACCAGAATTAGCAATCTTCGCTATGCCGATCCGCAGGGCGCTCTGATCGACATGGACGTCACCCGAGGCGACGAGACCTTTCCCTTCACCTATGCGCCGGACGACGACGCCCCGCTGTCGAACGAAGTTCGTGCGCTCTTGCAAGCCGGCGGTTACACAATCGAGACCTATGCCGAGCCAATGCCGGATGCCGCAGCCTTGCACGCCTATGCAGCAGTGGCGCGCTGGCGCAAGGAGATCGCCGGCATCTCCGTCAGCGGCCTCAATGTCGCGACCGACGATCGCTCGAAGGCATTGATCCAGGGCGCCTATCTGCAGGCGCAGCGCGATCCGGCCTTCACTGCGCAATGGAAGACCGCCTCGGGCGCCTTTGTGACCATTGGCGCTGCCCAAATTGAAGCGGTGGCGATCGCCGTTGCCGCCCACATCCAGGCCTGTTTCGCCAAGGAAGCCGCAGTCGCTGCCGATATCGACAATCAAGTCATCGACACCTTTACGCAGATCGATGCGGTCTTCGACGCGCTGACCTAGGAAACGCCTTACCACCGTGCGCGCAACCGTTGTCAAGGTCGATCGCAACTGACGCCTTCTTGGATCGGCGGGCATGGAACGTCGCCATAGGAACAGAAAACGCAACAATCGCCTGCTAATGGCTTCAGCCGCTCCCCACACCCTTTGCAGTCATAGAAAAACTGACAGGCGTCGGTCGGCATTCGCTCCACGGATTTATGAGAGCATTTCGGACAGGTGATTGTGGATTCTAAAATCATGGGCTTGATCCCTTCAGTGCAAAATACACTCGGTCGTTAGCTCGAGCCTCCCGCGGACAATTAGGACCATAACCTAAGGCCCGCAAAATGATGATCAACCTTGCGAGATGCTGTGCGCAAGGTCGTCACGGTCAGCGGCACGATGACCGATAAAGCGCGAATTCGCGCACAAGCATGCATCACAAAAGGCCGCCATGCGCGGACCTTTTATCTTCCAGCATTCGCAGCGGAGACAGTTCGATGTCCTCTCCTACTTTCGGCATTTCGATCACGCGGGTCGATAACCAGCCGCGGCCCGCAATCGTCAGCGACATGTCGGTGGTCGGTCTCGTCGGCACCGCGCCGCAGGCCAATGCGGACGTGTTTCCGATCAACACGCCGGTTGCCATCTACAGCGATGACAAGGCAAAGCTCACCGCGCTCGGTCTAACCGGAACACTCCCCGACGCGATCGAGGGCATCAACGCGCAGCTCGGCGAATTCCAGGTCGCGGCATTGGTCGTGATCGTGCGGATCGAACAGGGGGCCGATATCTGGGCCACGATCGCCAATGCGATTGGATCGTCCGCTCAAAAAACCGGCATCTGGGCCTTCACGCTGGCGGGTCCGGTGCTCGGCGTGATCCCGCGACTGATCGCGGTGCCGGGCCTGACGTCGCAGCAATATCAGGGGCTCGGATCGCTTGTGCTTGGCACGCAAGGGACAAACCAGACCGAGGCCCCGGCCGTCGAATTTTCAGGCGGCGGCAACGATCCCGGAAAAATCATGCCCGAAGCCCATGCCGTGCTCGGCGAAGGCGATAACGCCGGCAAGGTCGTGTCGCTCATTGTCGACGATCCGGGCGCCCATCTCTCCGGCTTGCTAACGGTCTCATTCACGGGCGGCGGTGACGATCCGGACAAGGAACTGCCGACCGCCACCGCAACCATCGAGATCCTCGCCAATCCGGTTTGCGCCGCACTCACACCGGTGCTCGAAAAGCTGCTTGCAGTGGCCGTACTCGACGGCCCGGCAACGACCCAGCAGGCCTATACCGACTGGCGTGAGACCATGCAGAGCCATCGCTTGATCCCGGTCGAAACCGCGGTGAAGGTCGGGGTCAATCCGATCGTGAAACCCGCCTCGCCCCGGGTGATCGGCATCGCGGTGCGCCGCGATCACGAATTCGGCGGCCGGCCGTTTCATTCCTGGGCGAACCAGCCGGTGCAGGGCGTCGTCGGTCCGAACCGCCCGATCGAGTTCTCGCTCACCGACGGCGCGACCGAAGGCCAGGTCCTGCTCTCGCAAAACGCCGGCATCATCGCGCGCGGCGAGATGGGCGTCGAAACCGCCATCGCGTCCGGCGGCTTCGTCTATATCGGCACCGACAATTGCTCCGAAGACCCGCTTTGGCAATTCTACCATATCGTGCGCGGGCGCGATTTCATCCATCTGATGTTCCTGCGCACGCTTCGCGGATTTCTTGGTCGCCGTAACATCGATTACGGCACGGTGCAAGACGTGCTCGACACCATGCGGTTTGCGCTGCGCGACCTCAAAGCCGACGGCGACATCATCGATTACAAGGTCGGTTTCACCCGCGATCAGAATTCGCCCGAGCAATTGCGGCTCGGCAAGTTCACCGTGGACTTCGCCGCGGAAGAGCCGCCGGTCCTGCGCCATCTCGGCATCCGGTCGGCGCGCTACCGCGCCGCATTGGACGTTCTGCTCGACGACCTGCTCTCGCAGATCGACCTCGCCGCGTAACCGCGTTTCGTTACCTTTTGCCGATATAGGAGCCCGACGTGAGCACGCTCTATGTCCTTGAGGCCGCCAATCTGTTCTGCGGCGATCACGATCCGAAGAATTCCAAGCACCTGACCCTTCAGGAGCTGAAGCTGCCGACGCTTGAAGCCGATTATCAGGACCACATGCCGGGCGGCTCCAAGGTCGGAATCGAAATCGAGGTCGGCATCAAGAAGCTGGAACCGACCTTCAAGCTGGTCGGCTTCGACCCGGAATTGCTGACCCAGTTCGGGCTCGGCTCGCGGATCAAGCACATCTACACGGCCTATGGCGAAATCCGCGACCGCCGCACCGGCGCCTCGATCGAGCTTCGCGCCGTCATGGAGGCCCGCCTCGGCAAGATCGAAAGCGACGCCTTCAAACGCGGCGACCTGATGGCGACCGATTATGCCCTGCACGAGGTCACCCATTATGAGGTGTACTTCAACACCGAAGAAAAATGGTTCTGGGATTTCTGGTCGAACACGTTGCGCATCAACGGCTCGGATGAAGGCCAGACCACGAACACCATCCTTCGCATTCCGCGCGCCGCAACTGCCGAGCGATAAGAGGGAGAAACCGTTCATGAATGCGAAGACGCAAACGCCGACCCCCGTATCGCATGGATCAACCTACACGCTCCTGTTCCCCGTCACCTATAAAGACGATGCCGGTACCGAGGTCACGGTCGCGGAACTGAAGCTCCGGCGACCGAAGGCCAAGGACATGCGGCTTTTGGAGCGGGTGCAGAACGAGGGCGGCGGCGACATTGCCGCGTCCCTCGCGCTCCTGGCCGCCATCAACGGCCTGCCCGAGGCCGCCATCGACGAACTTGATGCCGAGGACGTCCTGGAGCTTTCGGGAGTGCTGCTCGATTTTTTGCCGGAGAAGCTTCGCCGCAAGGATGGCGAAGCGTCATAGCCGAAACGGCGCACATTCTCGCAACCCCGATCACAAACCTGCTCGACATGGACTGGGTCGAGGTCTGCGCCTGGCACGAAGAAGCGGCGCGGATCGCAAAGGCCAATATCGGACGTTAGCCAATGCCTGATCTGACTTCGCGCCTGATCGTGCGCCTGATTGATGGCGTGTCCGGCCCGGCGCGGACGGCGGCGCGGTCGCTTGCCGCTTTGCAAACGGCTGGCCGGGCCACTGTCGCGCTTGGCAATGCCAAGCAGATCGCGACCAACGCGAAGGCGCTCCAACGTCATACGCAGGCGATGGCGACCGCTGTATCGGCGCCGATGGCGATTATCGGCGCGATCGGGGCAAAAACCGCCTTCGAATTCGAGAAGGCTGGCAACATGCTGGAGGCGCTCGGCGAAGCGACCGCGGCGCAACGCCAGGAATTCGAGAAGATCGCGAACGTCCTGAATGCCAAATATCCGCAGAGCGCCGCAGAGATTATCCGCACCGGCACTGAGCTTCTGAAAGCGGGCCTCGACTGGAAGCAGATGCTTGGCGCCATGGATTCAACGCTCGCGACCGCGATCCTGGGCGACATGAAGCCATCGGACGTTGCAATGATCATCGCGGCGGCGCTGAATGCCTTCCAGATGCCGAAGGAAACCCTCGAGCAGGCGGGGCGCTCAACCACGACCGTAGCCGACCGGATTTCATACGCTGCAGTGAAGACCACGGCTTCGCTGCGCGACATGGGCGAAATGTTCAAATATGTGGCCGGCGCGGCGGGGGCGACCGGAAGCACCATCGATGACGTCACGGCCATCGCCATGGCCTTCGCTCAGAACAAGGTCGTCGGCTCGGAAGCGGGCGTTGCGCTGCGCTCCGCGATCGTGCGCATGGTCCGAATGCCGAAGGGTGGGCTGGCCGCCTTGAACCGGGTCGGTCTCAATCTGAACGACTATATCCAGGGCAAGCAGCAGATCACATCCGACCGGATCATCTCCGGGCTTCTGGCCGGCGGCATCGATGCAGCACCGCTCAAGGCGCAGATCGACGCCCTGGTCGACGACCCGGCGTTGCAGAACGCCCCACTCAAGCTCGCCGCCAAGGTTCAGGCCATGTTGCAAGAGCACATGAAGTCGACCGGCTCGGCAATGGACGCAAGCATCATCGCGGAAAATGTGCAGGACAGCATTATCGCGGCCGGCACAAAAATCGACCTGCTGCGGTTTTTCACCGACCTGAAAAAGAAAATGGCGGACGGCAAAGCCACCATGGGGGATATTTCGCAGATCTTCGAGGGGCGCCATTTCGCCCGCATGCAGGCGGTGCTTGCGGCCGACCTCGACAAGATCAAGGCCGATATCGTGCAGAACGCCGAAGGGTTCACCGCGAAACGATACAAGATCGCCATCAAGGGCATTGTCGGCCCGGTCTATGAATTGACCGCGGCGCTCGAAGGCCTGGCGGTAGCCTTCGGCAAAGTGGTGTTTCCGAGCCTGATCAGGTTCATCAATCAACTCACGAACGCGCTGAAAAGCCTGTCCGAAACCAGCCCCGAGACCCTGAAATGGCTGACCTATATCGGCGCGGGTCTTGCCGTGCTTGCGCCGCTCGGCTTTGCGCTTGGCGGTCTTGTGGCAGGCTTTGCGGCAGCCGCGGCGGCGGTGAAGCTGCTGGTCGGCGCCTTCATTCTGCTCGGAGGATGGGCCGCGGCCATCGTCATCGGCCTCGCCGCCCTGGGTTATGCGTTCTACACCAATTGGGATGCCTTCAAGCGATGGGCCGAAAACAGCATCGATGGGCTTCGCAGGTTTAATGCCGCCCTGATCGCGTTCGAGAACGGCGTCAGGGCCAAGATTGCCGAGGTCGCGTCGGCGCTTTCCGGCCTCGGCGCCAACATTGCCTCCGCGCTCCGGCAGGGCGCCGCGGACCTGTTTTCCACCGGCGCCCAGATGCTGCAACAGCTCTGGGATGGCATGAAATCGAAGCTGGCGGACATGCTCGGATGGGCGTCCGGCATCGGCGCGCGAATCAAAGGCGTCCTAACCGAAAGCGCGGTGACCGGCCAAAGCGTGGGTGGAGAGATGCCGACCCCGCGCGCGCTTGGGGGCAACGTCACGCGAGGCCGCGCCTATGTGGTCGGCGAGCGCCGGCGCGAATTGTTCTTCCCCGGCGTATCCGGCACGATCCATCCGACGACGCAACTCGGCGGAAGCGGCGTCTCGGTCTCCTTCAGCCCGGTGTTCAACATCGACGGTGCGCACGACGCGCAGGCAGTCGCGCAAGAAACCTATCGCCTGTTCGAGGCGCGCGTGCGCGAACTGTTCCGCGGCCTGCAGGCCGATGCGGGCCTGCGCTTCGCATAAAGGTCGATCATGCTGGCGCAGCTCGGTTCGGTCCAGATGGAGGTCTGGCCGCTCAACCTCACCGAAACCTCGCTCGACACCGAAGCGACCTTCGCCGAAAAATCGGTCATGGGCCGCCGTCCGCCGCTCGAATTCATAGGACCCGGCGCAGAAACCCGAACCCTCAAATGCAAACTCTTTCCAGGCAAGTTCGGCGGGCTGTCGTCGCTGCAACGCCTGCAATCGCAGCAAGCGTCCGGCCTGCCGATGCCGTTCATGCGCGGCGATGGTACCGCGCTCGGCTGGTTCGTGATCGAGAAAATCAGCGAACGCGCGAGCTACCTCGACCGTCACGGCGTCGGACAGGTGATCGAGCTCGATGTCACGGTGAAGCGCTCCGACCCACCGCGCGGCGGCGCGATCTTCTCAATTATCAGCGGCCTGGGATAGCCGCGCATGACGGAAATCGCCCGCGAAATCTTCACGGTCCAGTCCGACGGCATGTCGGTCGACTTGATGCTCTGGCAACGGTTCCGCCGTCAGATGCCGGGACTGCTCGAACGCATCATGGCGCTCCCCGAAAACCAGCACCTCGAGCACTGCGGCTTCGTGCTGCCACTGGGCACCGCCGTGACCATCCCGATCGAGCCGCCGCCGCGTGAGCAGGAACTGCCGGTGATATCGCTATGGGACTGACATGTCCAAGAGACTGACAATTTCAAGAGACTGACAAGTCCAAGAGATTGAAATGGCCAAGCGCGCGTTTTACCAGATCATGGTGTCGGGGCAGGACATCTCCTCGCGTTTCAACCCGCTTCTGATCGACATTCGCATCAGCGACCGCGAAGGCACCCATTCGGACACCGCCTCGATCCGCCTCGACGACCGCGACGGCCGCATCGCCCTGCCGCCAACCGGCGCGCCGATCGCGATCATGCTCGGCTGGGAAGGTTTCGGGGCGGCCTCGGTTTTTGTCGGTACCGTGGATGAGGTCAAATCGAGCGGCTCGCGCGGTGGCGGCCGCGAACTCACCATCAGTGCCAAGGGCGTGGATACCGAGGGCACCTCCAAGCAGCCGCAGCAAAAGCACATGGACAACAAGACGGTGAAGGAGGCGCTCGAAGAGGCCGGTCGCGCCGCCGGTATCACCGGTATCAAGACCGATCCGTCTTTTGCCAGTAACCGTCGTGACTGGTGGGGCTTGAACGACGAAAGCTTTCTGCATTTCGGCGAGCGCGTAGCGCGGGAGCTCGGCGGCATCTTCAAGGTGCGCGGCACCGAGGCTATTCTCGCCGCCAAAGGCGGCGGCTCGGCAACCGGCCTTGCCATGGGCAGCGTCACCGGGCGTTACGGTGACAACCTCATTTCATGGGACATCAGTCCGACGATGGGACGGCCGCGGCATCGGCGCGCGCGGGCGCGTTGGTACGACCAAAAAGCGGCCAAGTGGCAGGACGTCGAAGTGGATATTCAGGATCAGGGCGCTCGCGCAACCATGGGCGACCGCTTCTCGCGGGCAGATCGCACCGAAGCGCAGGGCTCGGCCAATAACGGCGCGAAGGATTCAGAACGCGAAAAGGGTGGCGGCTCGTCAACGATCGACGGAAACGCCGCGGCAAAACCGGGCGGCGTGTTCATTCTGACAGGCACACGCCCCGGTATCGACGGCGCCTATCGGATCGAGGGGGTCGAACATTCCTATTCCCGGTCGGGCTGGACCACGAAGCTCGATCTGAAGCAGCCGCAAGCAGGCTGATCGGGCGGCCGATAACGGACGCTCAATAGCCAACTCGCCGACTCATCTCGGGGGCGGTCACGGGCTTCGACGTCCGACTGTCGAAGCGGCGCAACACTCCACCACATCGTCCCACATCGAGAGGTCTTTCCATGCTGCAAGCAGCCTTGCTCGCGTGCGCGATGGCGTGCGCGGCCGATTCAGCTTTTGCCTTCTTTCAAGGGCCCTGGAACGTTCACGAGCAAAACGCAAACATCATCAGGACCTATTTGCGTACGGGCGGCGAAGCTTCGCTGTCACCGAAGTTACGGGGCGTCATTGCCGAGCTGCGACGGAAGTACGGGAAGAGCGCCGTTCGCAATGTCGGCGGCGCCCGCCGCGGCAACGTCGCCGGCACGAACATGCCGTCCTGCCACAACGGCGGCCACGCCTTCGACGCGCATCTCTCCGCCGCGGCGCGCCGCGCGGTGATGGCGGACAAAAGCCTCGGCGTCATCACTTATTCCGGCCGCATGACCCACATTCACGTGTCGGATTGCGCACGCGAGCGTGGCCTGCGCGCACACAAGCGCAACTGATGCCGGCTTGTTCGCGCGCCGATGCGCAATCGTCTGCGCTCAGCTTCGAGTCTTACCTTTCCTGAAGAGCAGTCAACGGAGACCCCGAATGGACCTTCAATGGTGGATCACTGTCATCGGCGTTCCACTCGTCGGGGCGCTGTTCTGGCTTCGTGTCCACGACCGCGAGGCCATCGACAAGGGCCTTCGCGAAATCAAGGACGACTTCGCCAACTATAAGCTTCTCGTTGCCACGAGTTTCGTCACGGCAACCAGCATGAAGGACCTTGAGGTCCGGATCATGAGCCACCTCGACAAGATCGAGAAGAAAATCGATCGCGTGATCGACCAGCGCCATCCCTCTGCCGATTAGGCGCCAGTCCTCATTCGCTGCAAGCTCGGCCGCCCTTTTGGGCGGCTGTTTCGATTTTGCGAGTTGACAATTGGTAAACATCCACATCCGACGGCGCGTGGCAGCGATGCAAGCGTGACGATCTCGCTGTGATCGTTGCGATCAATGCGTAGTCGCAAATAGCGGCGCTAAAGCCCCAGCGCCTGCAAATTCAATCCAACCGGTTGCATTTAAATCTCCCGTTGTAGCCGCTCTCAGGTCGAACAGACCGGCAATGCCCTGCGCATCGGGAACGCGGCGTTTTAGACAACGAAAAGAATCGCTTCTCGCGGAGATCCAGTGAGGCTCTATATGAAAATCTCCAAAGCCGCATACGACCTGATCCTGAAGGAAGAGGTTTCGAGCCGCCGGACCTACGAAAAGAAGTATCGCGGACCGACTTGGCCGGGTCACTCGTCTGGGGTCACGATCGGCGTCGGCTACGACGTGGGCTACGTCACGGCGACCGAACTGCGGCGTGAATGGCAGGGACGCATTCCGGAACCGATGATCTCGGCGCTGCTTCCATGCTGCGGTGTCACCGGGAAAGCTGCGCAGGCGCTAGTGAGGGAGCTGCGGCGCGCCGCATTGATCGACATTCCCTTCGACGTCGCGAAGCAACAATTCGACGAAGTCAAACTGCCGAAATTTGAGCTTCGTACGGCGCGCGCTCTGCCCAACACCGGCAAGCTACATCCGGACTGCTTCGGTGCATTGGTCTCGCTCACCTTCAACCGCGGCACGTCCTATTCGGTCCCGGCTTCCAGGGACCCACACGGACGATACCGCGAGATGCGCGCCATCCGCGCAGCGATGGTGGCTGAGAACTTCCACCTGATCCCGGCCTATTTTCGAGACATGAAGCGGCTCTGGCCCGGCACGGGTCTCACCGCGCGGCGTGAGAACGAGGCCAAGCTGTTTGAGCGTGGGCTCAAGGCGCAGGTAACGCCGCTGCGGTTCGTTCCGCCGGAACTGGACTCGCAGACGCCTGGTCTCACGCGGGCGGCCACCCCGGAAACCATCGTCCATGTGCAGACGCGGCTGCGCACGCTCGGATACTATGAAGTCGGCGAAATCGACGGCGGCGACAATGGGCTTGCCAAGACGCAAGCGGCGATCCTGGCCTTCCGCAACGACAACGGGCTGCCAACCACGCCGGACATCGATGATGGGCTACTCGTTGCGATCGCCACCGCAAAACCGCGTCCCGTCGCCGCAAGTCGTGCGAATGCGACCGCGAAGGATCTGGCACCGAAGGTGGAAGCCGTTGAGGCCGCTGGCAAGTCGAAGCTCGCCGCGATGTGGCTTGCCGCCACCTCGTTCGTGGGCGGCCTGGTCCAAGGCGTGTCCGAACACATCGAAACCGCAAGAGGCTACGTCGCTCCGGTCAAAGACTTTTTCGGCGACATTCCCGCCGAGTACTACCTCGTCGGTGTCGGTGTTCTGGCGTTCTTCATCTGGCGCAGCGCTCAACGCGCCGAGCAATCAACGGTGCAAGGTTATAACGAGGGCCGGATCCTATGA